GCGATAGATCTAGTAAAATTATCACAGTATTATGAAGGAATTTGATTATGAACTCGACTACAAAAAACTTGATTTTCAAGACGAGGAAACTCGTAAACTATATCGTATCGGAAGAGGGGAGCAAGGGGTTCTATTGGTTCGCCCTTATACTAACGATATATGCGTTCATTGGAGATTTAAGACTCCTGAGATCGCAGTAGAATCTTCTAACCATATCTTCGGTATGTATCTAGACTACCGAGATAAGAAAGACTTTATCGGTATGGATATGTGTCGTAAGTTTTTGGAAATGGGTTTTACTCGTTCAAGGCGATATGCCAACCATCGCACAGGTAAGAAATATGATGATGAAGGCAAGGTAAGACCCCAAGAACCAGATCATGCTACTTGTGATTTTGCTAAGTCTGCACAAATATTTAAACATGTAAGAGACATTGTTGCCAAAAATGACACTTATGTTAGAATGAGGAAACAATGGAGAGCTTCTGAATGAACATTTTTGTTACCGATCCATCACCTTACTTGTCTGCTCAGGTATTACCTGACAAACATGTTGTTAAGATGCCACTAGAAACATGTCAAATGTTATCTATTGTTTGTTCTGACAAATGGGGTCATGGTTATGGTAACATTCATCGTATCAATGGCGAACCATATAAAACCGAAAAGGGTGCATTTCGTAACCACCCATGCACTGTATGGGCAAACCAATCACTTGTTAATACTTGGTGGTTAATTGCTCACGGAATAGCGTTATGTCAAGAATATACTTATAGATATACTAAGGTGCATAGTTGTCAAAAAACTATAGAAGAGGCAGCAGATATTGTCCCTCTTAGCAAACCAACAACACCCTCATCATTTACCTTTGCAGGTCCTGATGAGTTCAAGTATGATACAAGTATTGACATCTTTACTGCATACAAAAGATACATTGCATCTAAACCTTGGGTCGCAACAAATTATCTTCGTGACCCATCTCGCAAACCAAATTGGATAACATGATTTTTTTATCTTGCCCACCCATTTATCATTTACCTGGCACATGGGATGATCCCGCAAAAATTGCCAGATGTAATGATACTCTAATACCACATCTGAATCTATTACCTGGTGCAGCGTTTGCTGTATTTCTTGGTCTACTAACCATTGCATTTTTAATATATGGCATATACATGACTTTTGGATCAGGTGGTAAAGATCTTAGAGATGAAATTAAAGAACATGCTAAAATGCATGAGTTAGGAATTGCTCATGGTCATGAAGGTCGCCATCCTGTAATGACACAAAAGGCACAAGAAAAAGATTATCCTCCACATCATCACAAATAAGTTGACAAAATCTGTTATAATACTAACAGGCATTTTATATTATGAAATCTGATTTCCTTTGGGTCGAAAAGTATAGACCTAAAACAATTGACCAATGTATTCTTCCAGAGAGTATTAAACACACCTTTAGGAGTTTTCTAGAGAAAGGTGAAATTCCAAATCTTCTTTTAACAGGTCCTGCAGGTGTTGGTAAAACAACAGTTGCTAAGGCACTCTGCGAACAATTAGGTTGTGATTACATTTTAATCAATGGATCAGATGAAGGTAGATTTTTAGACACGGTAAGAGGTCAAGCAAAAAACTTTGCCTCTACCATGTCATTGTTACCGACCACAAAACATAAGGTCATTATTATTGATGAGGCAGATAATACTACACATGATGTACAATTATTATTAAGAAGTAACATTGAAGCATTCCATAAAAACTGCAGATTTATTTTTACTTGCAATTACAAAAATAAAATCATCGAACCACTACACTCAAGATGCTCTGTGGTTGAGTTCTCTATTAAAGGTAAACAGAAAGCACAAATACAGGTAAGTTTTTTTGAAAGGGTTGTTGGTATACTTACATCAGAGAATATTGATTTTGATAAGAAGGTTCTTCTACAGTTAATAAACAAACATTTTCCAGATTGGAGAAGAGTTTTAAATGAGTTGCAAAGATATTCAGTTGGTGGTAAAATAGATAGTGCGATACTAGCAGAGTTTACTGATGTAAGAGTCGATGATCTTATCAAGACTCTAAAAGCAAAAGACTTCCCTGCAGTAAGAAAATGGGTTGTGGCAAACTTGGACAATGACCCTGCTGTTTTGCTGCGTAAAGTTTATGATGCTATGTACAGTAATCTAGAAGGTCCTAGTATCGCTGCTGCGGTATTGATTATAGCAAAGTATCAATACCAGATAGCATTTGTTGCCGACCAAGAGATTAATCTTTTGGCAGCATTGACTGAAATTATGGTAGAGTGTGAATTCAAATGATTACTAGAGAAGAATGTCAAGGAAAGAAAGGTCTTGTAGGAATTTTTGAAGGAATGACTACTGTAGAAAAAACACGCAGAGGTGTCATGAGAGCATGTATGTGGGCAGAAGAAAATAATTATACAGTATTCTGGGGTCCTCCTGATTACAACTGTGATTTTGATTTCTTAATTTGCAAACCTAATGAGCAACCAAAGAAAGTTCAAGTAAAAACTAGTGGTCAAATAAGTCCTAATGGAAACAGTTGGATCTTTGGTTACAAGTCAGGAAATTATAGTCTAGATAATGAGTGTATGGAAGGAAAAACATGTAGAAAAGTTCCATTTGATTTTGATATATTTTTTGGATTAGATGCTGATGGAAATGAGCATGTATTGACTCGTGATGAGGCAACTAAAATATCAACTGGAAAAAGTAGATTACATTCTATCACTGTAAAAAGAAAATTATCTAAAGCGAAACTACCTCTATGAAAGCATTAAAAACTCCTCTTAGATATCCTGGCGGAAAGTCTAGAGCATGTACTAAATTAGCAACAGTCTTCCCAAATCTAAACACATACAAAGAATATAGAGAACCATTTTTAGGAGGTGGTTCTGTAGCATTATATGTTACCAAGATGTATCCTCATCTCAAAGTATGGGTAAATGATTTGTATGTACCTTTAATTAATTTTTGGAAAGAGTTGCAGTATGATGGTCAAGCATTAGAAGATACTTTATTGAGACATAAAAATGAAAATCCTGATAGAGAAACTGCTAAAGAATTATTCAAAAAATCAAAGGAAGATATAAACAACCAAGAATTATCTAACCATGATCGTGCTGCAGCATTTTATATTGTAAATAAATGTTCTTTCTCTGGTCTAACAGAAGCAAGTTCTTTCTCACCTCAAGCAAGTGAGTCTAATTTTTCTCGTAGGGGTATTGAAAAACTATCGCAGTATGGTAAATTAATTGAGAACTGGAATATCACAAATTATAATTGGTCAGAATTGTTATCTGATAGTAAAGATACTTTTATATACTTAGATCCACCATATGATATTAAAGATAATTTATATGGCAAGAAAGGTGAAATGCATAAGAGATTTAGTCATGACGATTTTGCAACAATATGTGATGGGTTTACAGCAACACAGTTGATATCATATAATAGTAGTCAATTGATAAGAGACAGATTTAGGAATTGGTATACTGCAGAATTTGATCACACATATACCATGAGATCTGTTGGTGATTATATGCAAGATCAACAGGGTCGAAAAGAATTATTAGTTTTTAATTATGAGTGAGTTTTGGAAGGTCTGGAAATATGCTTTAGGATCATTCAACGATAGAACAACCAAAAAATATGATAATTGGATATGTCTTATTAGAACGATTGTTATGATACAATTAATTATAACTAACTGTTTTATTGTTGGTGGCAATATCAGACATTGGAACGACCATCACATCCCACCATCTTATGAAAAGAAAGAAAGCACCATTTAAACTTAATATATTTGGACTTATTGGTATCCTATTAATGCTTAGTGGTATTATGTCTGGGGTTGTGGTATACTACAGTATTATGGAGGTTTACAAATAATGGAACTTAAAGACTGGTTAAGATCAATTAATCTAACAAAAGAAAATTTATTAGAGGAAGATCCTACACTTAAGTATCCTGCTTTTATTGTAAACAAATGTTTGTCTGGGATATTAGATAGTGTAATGTTTTCTAATGAGATGAATAAGTATCCTAACTTAGACCCTAAGTTGCAGTATGATTTCTTATTACATTCTTTGAGAAAAAGAAAAAGGTTTGCTCCTTGGTTAAGGAAAGATAAGATAGATGATTTAGAAGCAGTTAAAAAGTATTATAGATACAGTAATGAGAAAGCATTGCAAGCAATGAGAATTCTCAGTAAAGAGCAAATAAAATTTATTAAACAAAAGTTAAACACAGGTGGGAGAATATGAATGACCTATTTGTTTTTGTGTATGGGTTAATGTTTGCAGCAATAACAGGTGCAACATTTGCCTTTATGTGGAGAAGCATGGGTATGGTCAGAGATGAATTTGACAAACCCAGAAAGAAAAGAAAAACAAACATCCATCCTGAGATGGAAGATGTTAAGTCAGGTGAGACACTTCTAGTTTTTAAAGGACTAGAAATTGAAGAAGAAAATGAAGATTCTAAGTATTGATCTAGATTTTATTTCAGCACCTGCAATTAACGAGTTTTATACTAGTGGGATGCATGAGCATTACAAAGATTCTCATGCAGTAATCCAATGGAAAGAATATCAATCAAAAATGCCAGAGGTATTTGAGAGCATATCTCATAAGATAGATATAGACAACTATGATTATTGTTTAAGAACATATTTAAGGGCACTCAAACATTGCGAAGATGTGCATTTTGGTTATGATCATGACAATATTTTATATGGTTTAGAGGGACACACCGACATAGAAGTAGTTAATATAGATCATCATAGTGATATACTTACTAATACTAAGGATTCTACAGAGGAAGAAATAAAAGAAATAGATGAGGATGAAAGAGTAGTAGAGGGTAACTGGGTATATTATTTACAATCACAGAAAAGATTAAAATCCTTTCATTGGATTATGAATGTAACCTCAGAAGAGTTTACTGATGTAATGCATGGAGACAAGTATTTGAATAATTTTACTTGGTCATTCAAAGAGGATTATGATTTTGGTGATTATAAGTTTGATCAAATATTTGTATGTTTATCACCTTCATACATTCCACCATTACATTGGCACATGATGAGCACATTTATAAAAGTCTATGAAGAACTCACTGGGAAGAAAATAAATATAAATTATTTACATAGAAAATACGAGATGGAACTATATTACAAGGGTGTAACTAAAATTATTTACTGATGAAAATTAATTACTTGAGTCAGGATTCACCTGACGATTTCATTATAAAACAATCTGAGTTTAAGGACTCTAGTGGCATGCCATATACTAGGTGTCCATGTTTTAATCATAGGAACGAAAGAACTTTTATAATATCATCACCTATTGACTATGAGTTTAGAGTTGATGAACCAATAGACTCAAATTTTTTACACCATAATCAAGAGCATTTAGATACTTTAGTCTTTCATTTAACAACACCACATTTTTTATTGTGGACATCAGATGATGATGTGTGGTTAGAAGCAAATGATCATCCTATGACTGCTTTGGATAATAATATGATTATGGTTCCTGGTTGGGTACAGTTATCTACATGGCCGTCTAAGGCAAGTATCGGATTTCAAGTGGTAGATAAAACAAAACCAGTAAAGTTCAAAAAAGGTGATCCTTTATGCAGGTTATCCTTTCATTCTCCTGATCTAAATGCAGAAGTGGACTTACAAAGAATTGAAGATCATGCTATAATAGATGAAATCTTAGAAATTTATGAAACAAAACGAGAAGAGGCAATGGATAATGGAGAATGGAAAGATAGATTATTTAAAAAGGGTAAATCCAAATGCCCTTTTGCGAGAATTATTTACTAAATAACTTTACGCAATGAATTAAAACAATGAGTGTAGTGACTGAACCGACCGTTGATTGGTCGTCCGATAAGATGGTAGAAGTATCATTAAGTGAACCAGATGATTTTTTAAAGGTTAGAGAAACCTTGACAAGAATTGGTGTAGCATCGAGAAAAGAAAAAAAACTTTATCAAAGTTGTCATATCTTACATAAACAAGGAAGATACTATATAGTTCACTTCAAAGAACTATTTGCTTTAGATGGAAAAAGAGCTAACCTTACTATTAACGATGTTCAGCGTAGGAACCGTATTTCTCAGTTGCTTGCTGATTGGGGACTCATTAGTATATTAAATGTCGATCAGATATCCGACATTGCACCATTAAACCAAATAAAAGTATTGTCATATAAAGACAAAGGCGAGTGGATATTAGAAACAAAGTACAATATAGGAAGAAAAAAAACAGAGGAAGATTGATTTGAAAAAATTTATTTTTGATGTTGACGGGACTCTCACACCCGCCAGAAAAGAGATTGATGGTGAGTTCTTACCATTTTTCTATGACTTTGCTACAAAACATGATGTCTACTTAGTAACAGGTAGTGACAGAGAGAAGACATTAGAACAACTCACACCAAGTTTATATAACAAAT